TATCATTCGAAAAATGGAAAATCTAGAACAAATCAAAGCCGACCTTCAGAAGTCTATTGACGAGGCAGGGGTTGCACTTAAGACCAAGGCTTCAAACGCTGAAGATTTGGCACAAAAGGCATTCGACAAAGCTGATGCCGTATTGAAATCATTGGAAGGCGTTCTTTCTAAGGAAGATGCTCAGAAAATGCAAAAGCAACTTGACTCTTTGGACATTGCGCTCCAGAAGTCAGCTGTTGAGAAGCAAGTAAATGAAGAGTCTTTCAAAGATGCTTTCATGAAGGCTTACGAGCCTGTACAGAAAGAGATCATGAGAATCAAAGCATCAGGCGAAAGATTGAAAGCCCCTTTGACTTTCGAAATCTCTGAGAAAACAGTAGGAACAATCTCTTTGGCTTCCACTATCGCTAACGTTGCTTCATCTGGTCAGGTAACTATATCTGAATTTACAGGTGTCGTTTCTCCTATCAGACAAAGACTTTTGACTTACTTGTCAAATGTATCTGTAGGTGCAATCGGTACTCAGTACGCTGTATGGGTTGAAGAGTATGACGAAGAAGGTACTCCGGTATTTATTGCTGAAGGAATCGAGAAAACTCAGATCGATGTTCAGTACAAAGAGCAGAGAGCAAAGGTTAACAAGATTGGCGTTCACATGAAAGTGACTACTGAAATGTTGGAAGATGCAGGATACCTGTTCTCCTACATTCAGTCTAACGGTGTAAAGCGAGTTGAAACAGTTATTGAAAACCAACTATTCACCGGAAACGGTACTGATCCTCAGCTTGTAGGTTTGCTTTCTAAGTCTACCGCTTTCACAGGTGGATCTATGGCAGGTGGAGTTGAGTCTGCGACTGAGTGGGATGTTATTCACGGAATTATCGCTCAAGTTCGTGCTGCAAACGGTGTTGTAAACGGTGTATTCGTTGAAACTGGAAAGTATCACACTATGCTATCTGTAAAGAATGGAGATAAGGATTATATCCTTCCTGCTGGTGTTAACTTTGATGCTCAGGGTAACTTGGCTGCATGGGGAGTACGAATCATCCCTACTAACGCTTTGACCGGAACTGCTGCTGACTTTGTTGGTGGTGACTTGTCAGTTATCAATGTAAGATTGAGAACTGGAATCCAGGTTGCTATCGGTGACTCAGGCGATGACTTCATCGACAACTTGAAGACTGTCAGAATCGAGCAAAGATTGGTTCAGTTCATTTCTGCAAATGATACTCCGGTATTGGTTAAAGGAACGTTCTCCGCTGCGAAGACAATCCTTGAAACTACCTAATATTTCATAAGTGTCTGTTTGTTGATTAAGGCCCTGAAAATATTCAGGGCTTTTTTTTTGCTTTGTATTGGTAAAAAGTGGTAAGTTTGCAAAGTAACGGCTGACGCTATACGAAGGTGGGGATTAAGATGCACAACCCTTGCTTACCAGATAAAAGCAAATTAGATGCACAACTGTACAAATTTGGCACACAGCCCCACTTTTGTATAGCGTATGTTATAGGCTGTAAAATAAAATTTGAGCGATGGCAACAATGACTAAAGGCAATGTGATTGTCGAAAATATCAAAGTAGGTGATATACACTACGAATTTGAATATGGAATGGGAATTAAGTGTGAAGTAATCACATTGCCTGTTCGAGATGATGAAGGTTACTGGACTTGGAAAAGCAAGAACTTAACCACATGGAAAGAAATTGATTACGGTGTTCGTGAAGGAATGGCGCATTACTCCAGTAACCTTTACGATTACGAAGCATACAAGGTAAAAACGTGGATTTAGGTGTGCGGTGGCAATTTTATTTTATTGCCTATAACATGTGTTAGCAACCGTTAATTTTATAAAACAATGAAAATTAGTAAAATAGAAAAGAAAGACGGAATATATTTGGTAACTAAAACACCAAACTTAATTCAACGTTTATTTGGAGTTAAAGACAGAATAGAACGATATAAACATAATGGTGAAGTATTTCATTATTTTGGCCATGTAAAAGTGTTTTATAAATCAACTGGTGAAATAGTAAGTTGGTCTGATAAAATGTGTAAAGTTTTAAATAACTACGAACGCTCTTTTTAATGGTTGCTAACAATATGTTTACGCAATTCCTTTTACCAAAAGTTAATTTAAAGCAAATGTATAAAGAAAAAAGTGGTATAAGTTCAAGGTGGCTGATTAAAGGAATTGAAGGATATTGCTTTGGGTCAGATTCAAATCTTTACCGGATGCCTTTTAAGTCAGGCCGAAACTATTACGGTTTGCGCCAAATAAAAGAACAGGATAAATTCAGGTATAAGATAAATGGAAAGTGGTGGTCTAAAAGGCAATTGAAACCAAAGCTATATCTGAATCCTAACCCTGAAATTTTAATTAGTTCGGATGATATGCCATTTTAAAAGTATTTTGATATATTTGGGTAAACAAACACAAACACTATATGAAAAATAGATTCACGATTAAAGACCTTTCAGAAGGTAAATGCGCTGTCATAAATGATGGAACAGTTGAAGAATTTACAAAAATCTTTAAAATGGCTTTTAATCAAGAAACTCCTATTTCAGGCAGTCGTAGATTTTATTGTAAATATTTAGAAGTTTGGAGTTCTTCTCATATTTTAGATTTACCAACTCAATCAGTAAAAGAGTTTCTAAAAGTAGATTCTGATATTTCAGCAAATGCTTTAAGTTTTACACAACTTATTGATAATCTTATTAATGAGTCAAAAAAACTTGAATTATCTTGTGAAATCACTTTTAAGCCAATTGACAAATGAAAGTATTCACAGGTTTACAAGCAAAGGAAATGATTCTAAAGGATCAGTATCCGGTCGGTTCGATAGGCGTATGCAATACCAAGTACGGATGGGCATACTGGTTTTGGGATGGTCACATTTTCGACTCAGGCGTAGGAAACAGCGAAAAGGATGCATTAGGTAAGGCTAAACTCAATTTAAATTCATGACATTAGCAATGTTTTTACTCGGAGTATTTTTAGGCTTTTGGCTAGGTGCTTTGTCGGCTATTGCATATTTTAGGTCAACTAAGCCATTGACAAAGAAAGTGCATCTCAAGGAATCGAAAATGATCGCAACTTCTGCGATTGTTGGTCAGGTGGTTTATTCGGCTAATTGATGAAAACAATAGTATCAATCATAGTATACAACCGATACGAGAATATTGAGCGTTGGCTAAAGTGTTGGGCAAAGTGCGATCAAAAAGATTCTGAATTGGTAGTGATTCAAAACACTGACCGATTGGCTAGACCTGACCAAATACGATCTTTGTGCGAAACGTATAACATCCAATATTTTGAACGGCCTAATGAAGGAATGGACATTGGAGCGTTTAGAGATGTATGTCAGGAAAAGATCAAAGGATTTCCAGAGTTTGACCGGTTATTATGGATCACGGACGATGTGATACCAATGTCTAAAACCTTTGTCGATACTTTTGTGCAGGGTGATGGATTGAACTGCATGGAGATTAGTAATATCAAATCTCCTTTACACGTTCGGACTACCGGCTTCTGCATTACCAAAGACATGGCTAACCGCTTGGAGTTCGGCCCGTTGGTTACCAAGATGGATTGCTATGACTTTGAACATCGAAGTCAGAATACACTCATGCTCCAGGTTGAACGCATGGGATATAAAGTAAAGCAAATATCACCGTTGCAAACTTCGCCTTTGTGGGATACTGGAAACAGGGCGCATTTGAAACGTGAGAAAGAACATTTGAGAGAGTTTAGGGATATGGACATGGGAAAAGTCATTGTGATTTGTCCTATTTTCAATTCCTATCCTTACATTATCCATGTTTTACAGGCTCAGACTTATAAGAATTGGGAGTTACGATTAGTCCATGATGGGGCGAATGAAACAGGATTAAAACAGTTGATTGATCGGATTGGAGATGAACGGGTTAAATACTCAGAAACTCAAATCAGGTCAGGCAATTGGGGGCATAAGATCAGGTCAGAGCAAATTAAGATATTGCCTAATGATGGCTTTGTGCTAATTACTAATCCAGATAACTATCACGTTCCGGTATTCTTGGAAAAGATGGTTCAAGGTTTTATCTCTCAGAATGTCAAAGCTACCTATTGCGCTCAAATGGGTCATTCTTATGTAGATTGGCGGATTATAAATTGCGAATTAAAAAGAGGTTTCTTAGATTGTGCTGGAGTTGTCTTGCGCTGCGAGGCTGCAAAGTCAGTAGGATGGAATGACATAGAATCGCATTCATCCGATTGGACTTTTTTTAATGATGTTGCTAAAAAGTACGGAGTTAGTTCTTTCGCAAGGGTGGAAGGGCTTTTATTGATTCATAATTGATATGAAAACATTAGTAGCGACTGATTTTTTATTAAATAAGCCAAATATATTCCAAATATTTTTATTTGGATTAAAGGGTGTAAAGGTAGGATTTAGTGAAAAAAATAAATCTTGGTACTGTAAAAAGATTGTAAAAGGTAGAATTTTAACAGATGGATGGTTTTATCCATTTGATAAAAGAATGTATAGAATTTATTTTCCACATGGAATCAAATAACCAAAATGTCAAAGATTCTAGTTCTTGGAGGAACAGGGCTACTAGGTAGCGAGTTGAAACGGATTGATCCTGAGTTGGTTTGTTTGGGGTCAAATTATGATATAAGAGATTATCAGCAAGTTGCAGATATAAATCTGTGGTATTTTCCAGATATTATAATTCTTTGTGCTGCTGAATTGAATAATAACGATAATCATAATTTGATTTATACAAATATTATAGGCGCATCGAATGTATCTTTAAATTGTAGGCATTTAAATACTCGCCTAGTCTACATCTCTACCGACTACGTTTACCCAAGCGAAAAAGGAAACTACAAAGAATCCGATCCAGTCTTGCCGTTCAATAACTATGCATGGTCTAAACTTGGTGGTGAGTGTGCTGTTCGGTTAGTTCCGAATCACTTAATTATCAGGACTAGCTTCGGCGCATCTGAGTTTCCGTATGAACACGCTTACAACAACAAATGGACATCAAAGGACTACGTTGATGTGATTGCGCCAATGATTCTGCAAGCTGCTAAATCTGACCTTACAGGCGTAATTAATATCGGTACGGAAAAGAAAACGATTTACGATTACGCTAACCGTAGAAACACTGTAACAGGAAAACCACTAACTGACAATTCAAGCCCACGGGATTCATCGCTAAACCTTGACAAATGGAAATCATTTCAAAAAAGCATACAAACTGCCGAGTCTGCGGATCAGGCGATTTAAAGCCTTATCTTGACCTTGGCAGGATACCACTCGCAAACAACCTATTCGATACCAAAGAAGAAGCTATAAACGCTTCTAGGTTGCCATTAGTGGTAATGTGGTGTGAGTCATGCGGTCTATCTCAATTATCTGAAGTGGTTGATCCTGAAATTCTGTTTAGCTATTATACCTATCGAAGTTCGATAAATAAGGGATATGTAGACCATTGCCGACAAATGGCCGAACAGTTACGTGCAAAATATAACCTTGGACATAATTCGTTTCACATTGACATTGCCGGTAACGATGGAACTCTATTAGCTGAGTTTAGAAAGGTCTTAGGGCATAGGGTTATCAATGTCGATCCGGCACAAAACCTTTGCAAGATTGCAGAGTCAAAAGGTATCATTTCTATTCCTGAGTTTTGGGGATTGAAGATCGGTAAAATGTTTGCAGATAGTTGCGATATGATTACAGCAACGAACGTATTTGCACACCTTGACAATGTGACTGAGTTTTTGGAGGCTTGCAAGATAGCCTTAAAACCTGAAGGGGTCTTGGTTATTGAGAATCCTTATTGGCCAGCTACGATGCTTGGAAATCAATTCGATCAGGTTTATTTCGAGCACGTTTCCTATTGGTCAGTTAATCCAATGATTGCGCTTTGTCAAAAGGTTGGATTGAACCTGATAGATGTATCACAGCAAGAGATTCACGGCGGAACGTTAAGGTATATCATTAGCAAAAAGCAAAGCCAAAGAGATTTGGACTTTCTTTATGAGTCTATTTTTTGGGGTAGATTTAACGATTACAAAGATTGGGCTGATAGCATTGAGTCAATACGAGATGAGATTATTGAAAAGTTAGTAGGTATCAAAGTTTCAGATTATAAGATTTGTGCCTTTGCTGCAAGTGCAAAAGGTAATACCTTAATGAATTATTGTGGTATCAATAGCGACTTGGTCAAATTCATTGTTGATGAAACTCCTGAGAAGATTGGTAAGTATTCGCCTGGTACTGGCATTCCGATTGTCGGACTTGATGCGATTGTTGATTATCAGCCTGATTATGTACTGATTTTGTCTTGGAACTTTCAATCCGACATCATTGCCAAACTTAGACCGATTTGCTCGAATGCTAAGTATATTGTGCCTATTCCTAAATGGGAGGTGATCGAATGATAATCTATTCTAACCCATTCAGATCAGATAAAAACATTGGACTTGCTTATAACGAGTTTATCCAATGCTTGAACGTACTTGATAACACTTGGATTGTATTGCAGGACGGTGATATTACATTCCTAACCGATGATTGGGGCAAAAGAATTGAAGATTCTTTAGCCTTGGATGGGGATAAGTTTGGCCTGATTGGATGCAAAACTAACCGGATAAGGTCAAAATATCAATTGCATAATTCAGAATTCAGCTTTGAAACGGATGTAAAAAAGCATCATGAGATTGCCTTGACTTATTCGGAGGTTGGAATAGAACCTATGAAACGTGGCGAAGTGATTGCGGGGTATTTAATGGCGTTCAAGAAGGAAACTTGGAAACTTGCTGGAGGGTTTCATGAAAAAAACATAGCGTGCGATGCTATATTTAGCGAACAGGTCAAAGGGTTAGGACTTGAATTAGGTCAGTTTAAAAACCTATACGTTTTCCATTGTTACAGAATCTGGAACGATGTAAACCCTTGGAATGATAAGAGGCACTTGTTATAAGTGCCTTTTTTATTTACATTTATCAATTATTAACCAACTCAGGATAATATGCCTCCAAGCAAATTAATTATATCAGTTGAAGATATAGCAATTGAACCAATTACCCTAACAGATGCTAAAAATTGGCTTCAAATGTCATCAGATCAGGTCGATTGGGATGACTTGATAGAAAACTATCTTATACCCGCATCACGGGAAACAACTGAAAAGAACTCAGGCCAACTATTGAGCATTCGAGAAGTAACCATATCCAACAACTCAAAGTCAGAACGGATTTATCCTATCGGGCCGTGGGTTTCA